ATGCTGTACCTAATAAACTACCAGTAATATTAGGTGCTTCAAATGTAGTAGGTTGCCCTGCCAACCCAATAGAGGGTTGTCTAAATGAAGCTGATAATATTATACCTGGAATTCCACCACCTGTAGTTCTAATTGTAAGGCCTTGATTTTGAGTTTCACTATCTAATCCTAAAAATCTTCCTCCTTGGGGAGCCATAGCCTCTAATACTCTAAAAGAGTCAGCGGCTGAACCTGTAGGATTAGCTTCAACAAATACAAGACTCCTTGAATTGGGAGTTAGGACATTATAGTCTACAAATGCAAATGAAGCACTTGTAGCAAGATTTACAAATGAAGCAGTAACTGCTCTAGATGCTGATATTGCAAATGAAGCTGTACCAAATAAACTACCAGTTAAAGTTGTAGCAGTAATATTATCAACCTGTAATCTATTAGTTGTAGTATTGTAAAAGAAATCAGATTCATCAACTCCTACTCTTCTGCTTTGGACAAGTAAATTTTCCGCAAATAAAACAGGTACTTGACCTGTTATAGGTGAAATTTTTATTGTCTCAGTTGTTGTAGCTAATGAAGCTGTACCTCTTAAATTACCAAAAAATCCACCAGTGGCGGTTACACTACCTGTTACTGATAATGAACCAGTTATTTGTGCTGAACCTGTAAATGGAAAAGCACTACCTGAAGGTCCTGGTGTTCCACCACCTCCTGCTGAACTATCAATTACGTGCCACTTACTTCCTGAAGCGTGAATAGAAACAAATGCGTATGAACCAGAAGTTTGAAATGAAGTAGCCCCATCAATTGTTTGTGATGAGGTAAATGGGATAAGTCTTACTATTTCTCCTGGATTACCACTTGCTAATTTAAAAGTATATACTACTCCCTTATAATCACTATTGGCGGCTGATGGTAAGTTAATTGAGGCAGTACCTGGTGATAAACCACTCCAGTTTAAAATGTATAGTGTCTCGTGTTTACCATTTCCATAAGATGAACCTGTTAGGAAAATATTAGTACCATCACCTATGTTTTTAGTAAATGAATCAACTAAATAACCTCCCCCAATATAGGTATCTCCTAAGAAATTACTATTATTTCTAGTGTTAAGTAAATCTAAACCAGCACCTTCTCTGTTTAGCCCTATTATAGTATGGCCTGAACCATTAACAATTACTTCTTGATCGTGTGAATTAATAGCTGTGGTATTATCGCTATCAATAATATCAGCATTGTAGCCATTAATCATAACAGCCCAGTCTGTATTGTCCAAGAGAGAACCAGTGCCACCTAAAATAACTGAATTATTATTGGGACCTGTTACTGAAGAATCTGTAGCACCTAATATACTAACATTTTCAGTTAAAATATCAATAGTGTTATTTGTACCAATTATTGTAGCATTTTTACTACCAGCATTTAAGGTATTATTACTACCATTTACTAATGAATTCTCTGTTTGGGTTTGTACTGTGTTATTGCTTCCCGCTACTAAAACTAAACCAACAGAATCCTCCAATTGGTTTTCTCCAAATGCTATTCTTGATTGATCAGCAGTTACTGAAGCAGGTATATTCCAAGTTACGGAACCAGTATTATTATTGTTAAATACAGCAAAATTATCTTTAAATCCTGCTTGTTGAATTAAACCATAATCTTCTACAGTAGCTCCTCCATCATATTCTTCATATACAACATTTCCGTCTGCCTGTATTTCTCTAACAATTATATCAACAGCAGTACCTATACTATCAAAAACTCGTCTACGAGGATAAGGTAGTAGTCTGTTTAATTCTTTAATTAACTCTACTTCAACCGAATCCCTATAACTTAAATTAGCACCATTAATTTTGTTGATACGATAATAAGCACCATCAATAAAGATTTTATCATTTAATTGTATACCCTGTAATTCAGTTGGTTTTAAATAAACATTACAAGTTAATTTACGAGCATCAATGTCATAAAGTGAATTAATGTAGGTAGCCCAATATGTTCTAAATGCGTCTGCCTTTACTTTACCATTAGCTGATGCCTGGAAGTATTGTGAGTATTGATCATTATTGAAATGTAAGTCTTGTCCAGTATCATAGTTAACAGGGATAGCTGTTAATGTGGACATTTGATTCCAAGTAGTAGATGTTTGAGTATCACTATTTTCATCCCTAATAAAGATTCTACCACGAGTAGATGTTGAACCTGAAATACCAAAAGCAGTATCAGGTACGTTTTGTACTCCATTGTTGTACAACAAACGTGGTTTAAACTTTAATGGTCTAAATTCTCTATTATCAGTGGCAGTACAAAGATGAGGTACAACAAATGTTCTACCATTTGGAATACCGGTTACAGGAGTAGCAGCAAATACTTTACCTACAACTCTCTCACCCTCAGCTAAATCACTATCAGAAACAAATGTGTATGAACCAAATGTTTTACCTAAATTATCAAGTGTATATTTGTTTAGAATATCAGTATCGTCTAAGTCTTTAAATACGATGGTTCTAGGTTGTTCTGTTATAGGGTGAACAATCTCAAAATTTACATCTCTATCTACTTTATTGGTCCAATCAATTTGTTTACCTGAATCAATCCAAGTTTGGTATGGCTCTATTCTAATTAGGTTTCTACTGTTAGGGACTGGCTCTACTACTAAGTTAAATTTCTCAATTAATCCCTGTAGAAAATCTAATGCTTTTAGATCATCAGGGAATTGTTCTGCCATCTCAACAGTACCACCCAACAATGATGCTGGACCTTTAACTTGGAAATATGATCTATAACCTAGTGGATAATATGATGGTTGACCCTGAGCATTTAAAATAGTTAAGAATCTAGTACCATTACTAGAATTAAAAGATATTTCTACCTCTAAATAATCACTTGGCTCTAATTGTATTCCGTTTTGTAGAAACGCTGAACCAGTAGCTGGTGGGTTAAAGTATTGTTGACTATCAACAATTGAACCACCATTTTTTCTTAAAATAATAGTTACTCTATCTGTAGTTGAAGGCGCCCAGTTACCAATTGTATAATCAATACTAATTTGATATTGGTAGTTACCCGTAGTATCTGCTGTGTAACGTTCAGTTGATAAATCAAAGTTATTAGCGTTATCAATTATCTCAGCATCAAATTCTACTAATGCTTGACTATTAGCTGCTAATGTTTGTGAACCAGAAGCATTATACACCCAAGCTGATTGTGATACAGGTGAGGTATTATTAGGACCTAATTGGTCATTTGCTGTTGCTAATAAAAATAAATCCCCGAAGTATTCGCCATTAAAAAATGAAGATGTGTAATCGTATGAACTACCAGAGAAAATTGCGTCAACAACGGATTTAGCGCGAATTGAAGGCTTAAAATCAACTAAACGTAATGGTGAGTTAAAACTATCAAACGTGTTTGAACCTGTTGAATTAAAGGAAGAAAATGCATAATCAGGAGCATCATTATCTCCTTCAGGCCTACCATAATTTACAAACGGATAAACTATATCACCTCCAAGCAAACCACCACTCCAAGAAGCAGATATGTTAGCATAAGTAAAATTGTGATCGTACTGGGATAGATTTAATTGATTAAGATATAAATCTTGTATTTCAAACTTAAAATCAACTGTCTCGTTTACTACTATTACATTATAGATTACATTATAGCCTTCACTATCAGTGATTATGTTTTTAATGTATAATTTGCCCTTAAATACCTCAGCACCATTTAGTAGTACTTGGCAATCAATTGAGTTTTGTAGTGCAACAGCAGGTGTAGCACCTAAGTTCCATACGTTACCAAAAAATGCATTTACACCATCACTTCCTACTAATGAGAAATCTTGTGATGAAATACCAAATACATCTCCAATTGTAGTATTTTCAATAGCGGAGATATCCAAGCGAAGATCGGTTTGATCTTGTACTTGAATATCCTGTACTATACCATCATCATTTGTACAACGTAAAATTACACTCATATTCTTGGGTTAATTTGATTAGCTACCTGGAATTGAATAGCGTATTGGAAATTTCTTTGAGTACGTGGGTTAGTTCTCTCTGTTACATCTGCTGAAGTAATTACAGCAGGATAAAATTCTGTTCCTTCCTGGTAAAATACATTAGCTGAAAAGAATAGTTCCTTTAACCAATCAGCCTCATCTTGATCTAACCAATCGCTATTAGCAACTTGTGTTTGTACTGGTTTATTGTAATAATTGATTGCACCACGACGTTGTTTGCTATAGGGAACTGGGTAATCTGAATTATAGGGAACAAATGTTTGTTCATAATTGGCTCTTTCAACATTAAATGCTTTATCTGTTTGTAAAGTGAATGTATAATAATCCCAAACACCAAATTCGTTTTTCCAAGCGAATCTAACTCCATCGTATCCACATTGTGCTCCATATTTTTCATACCTTAAAGTAGCATAACTACCTGAGGTATTAACTACACCTGCTGATTTTTGATTATGTGCTTGTACTGTGTAATAAGACCAATCTGAGGGTAAAGTATCACCATTAGCAGCTAAATTTTGTGGTCCTACCCCTATTGTCAATAATTGTGTTCCTGCTGTTTGAGATGTTGCTACCGCACTAAATAATTGGTTAGCATTTACTCTAGGACCCCCTCCATTCCCAGTTGTGTTAGTTAAACTAAAATCATCAATTTCTACACTAGCACTATTATATACTAAAACACGTACAACAAATATGTCTTGAGCTGATGATGTAGAATTGGTGAAATTTCCGTTTATAAGCGATATCGTTGCGTATTCACCATCCTGTATGCTTTGAGTAAGTGGCGCGTTAGTTAACGCGTGTTGAAAACTAAATGAAGCTGAAGATGGGGTAGCATTATTTACAAAATAAGATGCAGATGGGAAATTCCAATTTATCTTATCGTTTGGATCTACTAAACCATTGATAGTATAAAGATAAGCTGATGCAGTTACTGCAGGTGAACCTGTTACAGCACCTACTCCAGTATATAAAATTACTGACGATGAAGCTGATGTACCATATTGTTCACCAAACTTAACTTGAAAACGTTTTGCTGCTGTACTAGCAGTTACAAATGGTGCTGCCTTCCAACTATTATCACTATCTAAATAATTAGTGATTATATTTCCCATATCAAATACACCTGCGTTATTTGGGTTTGGCTGTTGTTTAATTCGTTGAAGTAATGTGTTTGAACCACTTAAGGTCAAATCAACCACAAATTGAAATTGTGCTGCACTTGATGAATTGGAGGTAACCGCATAGACCAAATTATTATTGGCCATGTTAGGTGTTGTAGGTGATTGTTGAATTGTAATTGCCATTATACTTTCTTAAGATATGGTGATGATTCTAAAATTATGTTCACGTCTATTTCTACGTCTACTCCTATTGCTTCATTAGCTCTTCTTGTAAAATATTCTTCACCAAATTTAATTGCTGGTTGAATAAATGGATAAGCACGTTTACGTTGTCCTTTTTTAGCTATCTTTTTAGCGATAGCAAATGCAAATTGTTCTACTGTTATACCTGATGGTACTGAAATTGATTTACGTCTAATCCAATTTTGGATTGGAGCAATAGGGGGTTGTTTACCTGCTCCTCTATTATCTATTCCCTTATCAACTAATTCAGCATACCATGCTTTGATTTCTAAAATTGTCTCTAAATTACCCTTTTTATTAAGCCCCTTAGGATTTTCAACTTTAATTGAACGAAGTAAATCACCAGAGACTACAGAATCATTAGCACGTAGATTTTCTATCATCTTGCCTTTGATAATTTGACCGGTTTGGGCCTGTAGTTTCTCTAACTCAGTAAATTCGTTCATCGTACTTTATATGATCTTTGTTGTTGACGTTTTATTTCTTTTTGTTCCTGTAGGCCTCTATCTCGCTCAAATGATAAGAAGTTAAATACAAATGGTACTTTTAAATCTGTAATAGTTTTGTCTCCAGTGAAGTTAAGGATGGAACTTTTCGCGAGGAAGTGAAGAGTTGCAAACCATCCCCAATGTTTGGAAAAACTGTCTCCTTCGCTAATTTCATCATCTCCCGTTTCGATAGGTTTTTCGGGGAAGAGGTCTGTGTGTTTTTTAAGGAGAGAGCTGCGACTTGCAAAAAAAAACTCAATGCACCTAATGCAAATCCTGCTGGCATACCCTTTAGTAATTCAGCATTGTCAAATCGTTTTTCAATATCGTATTTTTCTATATCATAGAATTTAAAGATATCCTCTACTTGTCCCTTAGCTACATTAATTCCGTGCTCTAAAGCCCACCTAAATGAATTGAAATTGTTTTTAGTGATGGGTCGGTATAGTATTGCCATGATTTCTTCGATGTTATCCATGGGTTTTTCGCCAACATCTCCAAATCCACATACTCGCCCAACGACA